TATTCACGAAGGTCGATTCCTTCGGCGATCACATCGAAGATGGCCGTGGTAATATCCGCCGTGGCAATGAGGCCGGCGAGATAACCACCATCGGCATAATATTTCGGCAAATTCGTTGTTCCGTAGAACATGCCGACGGCGTTCATCACCTGGGCGGCCAGGGGTGTAATGGTTCCATCCGTTAGGGTGGATGTTCCCGCTCCCGCATCTGCGGATCGAACCCTGATCTCCACGTTCCGCAAGATAAACTTTTCGGGGATGGTGAGATATTTATAGGTATTGCCGCTCACCAGGCCACCTGATACNTTGGACGCATCGAAACTCGCTTTAATGACGCNGTGAGCCCTGATCCCGCTTGATGGGATGGCTCCGACCGTTTCGGTTCTCAGATCAATTGTTGCCATAATCGTTTCCTCCTTAAAGTCAAAAGACTGGCATTTTTATTTTAGCCATGATATAAAAAGCTCATGGCTTGCATTTGTGGCGAAAACCATGCCAGGCGTAGGTGTAAAATTTATCTTGCCGCAACTTTCCGAAGATGGCAGCAAGCCCATAGACAAGAGCGAACCGCTTACATGAGAGAATGGCGGCCCAACCATCCCCTAACGCTCGCTCAACGAAAAAAAGAATCTTGTCGGGCCTATACAAGAGTTTATGTTTCGAGGGGACACCTGAAAAAACAGCCATGCGAAAGATGCGGAAATCCCTTAGCCGAAAAGCACCATTTGGATTATTCACGACCTCTCGAAATTTCATGGCTTTGCACTCCCTGCCACCGTTCACTTCATAAACAAAATCCTATTTGTGGCAATACAGAATCCCCACGCTCTCGGTCTTTAAGACCTTGAACCCCAGGATATTGAGCCCACGCACCGTGTCTGCGAAGGCGTCCTGGCTCCGCAAGGTTTCCGTCTCGGTGATCTGGCTGGCAAAAGAAGACCCAGTCCGATGCCCGAACATCGACTTGTAGCAGGTCACGCCATCGACTGCCGTGGGGAGAAGATTCGAGGAGTAAAGGGTGAATCGGTCGATCTGCCCCAATCTCCCATTCCGAAGAATGGAAGCGCTATCTCCCGTAAGGGAGGCATCTTTCAGGTCGGACTTCTTGATGAGGCCCGCCATCCAGATAGGGATAATTATCCATCGACCGGTTTCCGGGACGTTCTGCTCATCGAGAACCGAACCGCAGTCCACGATGTAGTCAAGGACGTTTGCCTTATCCACGGTGATAGGAGTGCCGCTCGCACCTAAGTCATATGAAAGACTTTTGACTCCAGCCGTGGCTCCTTGATTGCTGGCATGAGCACCAGCCGCCATCGTGACGAAACAATACGTCTCGATGGTGATCTTCATCTGCTGACCGGCTTCCTCTGTCCACCTGTCAATGAGATTGATGTCGGACTGCACATCCATCACGTCGTCAAGTTCCACGGCCCAGTAGTAACCTTTGTCAATGGAGAGAGAAGTCGGAACGGAAGTAGGTCGCTCTCTCGTGAGAGCCTGACCCACAACGTATTGTCGGATAGTGATCGGGGCGACGGTTCGGATTAAAACCGTATCGCCGTACTTCTTAATTTCCCCTTCGTAATCGGTGTTTGAGATTTCAGTCAAACATGTGGAATCATAAAACTTTACGAGGATTTTTCCAGACCAAATCTCCGGAATAAATTGAGCCCCGGCCCTCGTATAATCTGGGTGGTCTCCAATTCTCGGATATGCCATGGTAGTCCCTCCTATCCATTAAAAATCAATCCTTTCGCCATGGCCTCGTTGATCTCTGCCGTGATCCTCTCTCTATCTTTCGGTTTGTTCTTATATCGACCGAGAGCAACATCGGTGTGAAACTTTTTGACGAAGGATCGAGTGAAGGTTTTTGGTTTATCGTCGCCCTCCCCTGGTTTCTTGGGCGGTGCTCCGCCGCCAGGTTTCGGAGGAGCGAGAGCTTCATCTCCTTCGACGGGTTTATTTCCGCCAACGGATTCTTCCCCTTTAGGTGGAGCGCTCGCAGACTTTTTGAGTTTCTGCCAATCGGTGAAAAATTCTGCGACGGCATCCGCATCGCTTTTTGTGAGAGCACCACGCAATAATTCAAATTTGGTGAAACCTCCATATTTCTCGGTTTTAAGCCAGTTTGTGAATTCCTTGTCATCGTTGATCTGCCTCCAACAAGGAATTCCACTTTCGTCTTTCACGAGCCGATCCAGTTTCCCCGCAAAGGTTTCTTCTGCGGATTTCCTCACATCTTTCTCTACCGATGCTACCCTGGGTTCAACCGTTCCTTGAATAACTTCATCGACGATTGAAGAAACCATGCCTTTAAATTCATCGGATTTAATCCATTGCTTCATCACAATAAGTTGACCCCGATGGATTTCAGGATAGGAATCTTTGTAAGTTTGGAGGTCTGCGGTCTCTTGTGGGTCGGGTTTAACAACGACGGGCTCTTCGGCTGGCTTTTGAATCTTCGTTTGGAGATCTGAAATGGTAGATTGAAGTTCTGCGATCTGACCGGCCATCGTCCGGTTGATCGAAATTAAGTCTGGAACCTCACTGTCAATCTTGCCCTTTAAAACATTGATCTGATGGAGGGCTTCTTCATATTTCGCTTTGAAACCATCGTCGCCAGGGGGAGGAGTTTCTTTCCCAGGTTCAATTTTTTCTCCTGGGGGAATAGGTGTTTCGGTTTCTTTCGGGGGAGCCTCACCGGGAGGGTCTTGGGTTTTCACGCCCAATTCCTGCGGGGTCTTCCCTTCCTCGTAAACCTTTTTCCTAATCGCTTCCGCTCTCTCACCTTGTCTTGCGACATTTCTTGGAATAGCCATAATCTCCTTCTTTCTGGGAGCCGAACATGATAGGCTGTATCAATCATTCGGTCTTCCCCGTGCTGTTTATATTATCGGAGCCGACTGGAATTAAACGGTCTTCCGATTTCAGCCAGAAATAAAAAAAGCCCCTACCGCCCATTACACGGTAGGGGCTTTGAATAGCAATGCCGAAGTTGGTGGCCACCTCCTCCAGCCTGATTCTATTATGGGGCGGATGGTTTTATGGTCTCACCGCCATCGACCACTTGCCGCATCAATGTGGGTTAGACGCTGCGAAGAATTTAAATTTACACAATCTTTATAAAATCTATTTTTCCAAAAGTCAAGTCTTTTTTTAATTCAACATTTCCGGCTTGAATGGATAGACGCCATCCGGGGGCAAAAAAGATTTCTCGCCATCGATCTCTGATTCATAAATTCCATCTTGGGAAGGAAATGTCTTCTCGGCTAATGTCTCATACGAATAATCTAACAAACCAATTTCGATCTGTGAAGACAAAAGTAATTGAATCAAAAGTTGGCCCATCACCAAATAGACAATTTCAACAATAATCATGGCTCCCGGCGTCAAAGAAAGGGATAATTCTCCTTGGAATAAATAATCGGCAACGAAGATTGATTGAGGAGTGAGGGAAACAGTGATATTTCCCTGCACCACAAAAATAGTTTGGAAATATACTGAATTGGGCAAAAGATTGAGTAAAACCGTTCCAACTAAAATATAATCGGCTATTATTGCCGCCTGTGGGGTTAGGGAAATAGATACCGCACCCTGGCAAACATATTCTGAGATTGAGGTTGATCCGGGAGAAAGAGAAAGGGCGACATTTCCCTGGATTTCTACCGTAGGTATTTCTTCCTCACCCCAACTTCCCCAGGCTGGTTCTGGATCTTCCAGATTTGCAACAAACATCCAATCGACATAGAATGGAGAAAAGTAATTGCCTGTAATGGCGGCCATAAACCAAGCTGAAAGGCTTATTGTCGGAACTTGTGTAGAGTGTGTTCCTTTTAAAACATTGTTATAGTAAAATTTGACCCATGAAGCGTTTCGATCTATCTGAAAAATTACATAAGCGTCTGTAAACCCCCCACCATCATTCACTGATTCCCAATTAGTCTTATATGTCTGGCGATACATATTGGTGGTTGCACCACCAACAGGGACAACGTGAGCGGTTTCGGCGGTCTCTTGATCAAACACATTTTTGAATCCCGCCCAGTTTCTATACGAAGCGTTTGCATTGGCAGGGAAATTGATGCTTGCCCTGAATCGTTTATACTGATATGTCGCTATAGATTTAATTCCTTCTGAGGCAGCGTCAAGAGTCAAACTTGTTCCAGCACAAGACGGGCTCCCATTTATAGACCAGACCGCTCCAAGTGTAGCTCTAATGTCACCGCCATTAAAATGATCGAACAAAAGAAATGTCTTTGTCCCACTTGGGCCGCCTGGGAAATGTGCCGTTGCATATCCTGTTTGGATAAAATAGCTGCCCTCGACAGAGCCCGAATAATAAAGTCTCCAATAACTTCCAACTTGAATTAGCACAGGGACTTCTGCCCATACCCCATCCCACTCGCAACCGGTTCCATAATTGAGGACTGGGTTACTGCCATATGTAGACCATGTGGTTTTATCCGTTGATGTAGCTAATCCTATATTAGTATACTCAATCCCACCATCCCCTCTCTGATACCACATATAGTATGTGGAACCAAATAATTTAACAAAAGGCTCACAGACAAATGCTTCAACTCCGCTTTTAGAGAATACCGGATTGCTGCCACTTTTCGTCCAGCTGATTAAATCAGTACTCCAGGCTAATCCGATAGCCCACGTCGTTTGAGAGGCCCTACTTCCTGCGGAGTAATAAAGGTAATATGTACTACCCTCTTTGATTATATTCGTTCCGGGAGATAATAAGGCTGCTGCACCACCGCCCAATTCCCATGCCTGGGTTTGCGTTATAACGGGGTTGCTGCCACTCCTTGTCCACGATATTCCATCAGAACTTGTAGCCAATCCAATACCGACACTTCCACTGGCATCTCCGGCCCCATTGTAAAGCATATACCAGGTGGCCCCCTCCTTCCAAACCAGAGGAGAGCCCACTACATAATCATCCCATTGACCCGCAGTTCCGAAAGCCAAGACGGGGTTGCTTCCGCTCTTCGACCAGTTGACGCAGTCGGTGGATGTAGCAAGTCCTACTTGCATCTGCGTGCTTGATCTTCTGCCATTGTAGTAAGCATAGTAAGTACCGCCCTCGTTCCAGATTGAATGAATGGCTACCCATCCATCATCCCACTGACCGGCACTTCCCACGGCAAGCACAGGATTGTTAACAGACCTACCCCAATTTACGCCAACGGTTGAAGGATCACCGACGGTTCCCCAACCATAATACATATAGAAAGTAGTCGCCCCCGTCCCAATGGAATCAAATTCGATCCAGACGGTTGCAAGTTGATTCGGGGTTGTTCCCGTTATAGATTCGATCCAATAATCAAGAAGGGTCTGGCCGTCTGAGGTTGTAAAACGAAGATCATCAAAATCTGTTTGGACATGGCCATTGCAATCAACATCTTCGCCAGTAGCACCAGCACTTTCACCTACCAATAACTTCATTTGGTAATTGGTGACTGCACCAGATGCTCTACTGAGAGTAATTGACTTCCTATATGTCCAACCAGTTAACCAAGCCACGATTGTTATCCTCTAAATTGACAAACTGATCCCATTGGTGCTCTTAACTTTACATCATTAAAGTTTGTAAAGTTAAGCTACTGTGACCTTCGGGGTGATCTTGATCGCCCCACCTTCCGGCACATTGTACGGGCCACCCGTGAAATGCTCAACGCAGAGTAAGACCCCAGAGTTATCCAAAGATGAGGCAATGAAATATCCATAGCAGTTTGCCCATCCGCCCGCTCCTGCCGTATAAGTTTGTTGGGCATAGTCGGCATGATCCGCCGTGATTACCCACGTCCCACGAGCCAATGTCTTTCTGGCATAATCCGTCCCGGAAAGTTCCGTGATCGGATTGCTCTGCGTTGGAAGATTCGCATTCTCACCTGGCTCTGCGGCATCCGTATAAATGCCCATATAAGTATTGGCATCGACCGCCTGAGCACCGAAAAGAATATTTGCTACCCTGTTTTCCCCAACATCTACCCACTTCGCCATTTAGCCATTCCTCCTTTTGTTTAATTTGTTTGATTTTTTAATGGTAAAGAATAAAGAATCTTCATGATCTCTCTGGCAGGGTTCATCCCACACCTTCGAGTTTCTTCTCCGCCCGTTGCTTCCCCACTTGAATTTTCTCTATGGCTTCCTTCGGAGATTCTGCGAAGATAGAAAGATCGTTCATTGCCCAGGCGAGACCTTGAAAAAATCTCATCTTCTCTGCCGGAACGTCCACCGCAAAGGCCGCCATCCTTTGCAAAGTCTCTTTGGATTCCCGCATCCATTTCTTGATCTCTAACCAATTTGGCTCTCTCGCTGCATTAAGATTGGCCATCGCCCTCAATGCCTCCTCCGTAATCTGGATCATCGATGGTGTTGCCATGTTGTCCTCCCCTCTGCGATTTAGTTAAGCTCGCTCTTGTATTCAGCGTAAACCTTCGTCGTGCCGGTTTCTGTCAGCGTCGTAATGTTTGCCCGAACATCATCGACTGGTTTATCAGCAACGAAAGCATACATACACTCAGCCGCAAGTTCCGGGGCCGTAAAAGTCAGCGTTCCCAGGGTTGCCCAAACGTCGGGCGGGCCATCGGCTCCCCTGATCCTTCCTTCGAGGGTAACGACCAGGGCCGTCACCGATCCACCTGAATTGCTAAACCAGACGAAGATGCCGTGCTNTGCCGCCCCGCTTCGATGAGCAGGCCCCGCTCCGGTTGCTTCCACTCCATTCAGAATTCTTGCACCCATTGTTTATCCCTCCTTTCATTTAGCGGACGGAGCCGGACTCGAAGCCGGGCCTCCTCGCCCGAAGACTGTTTGGAAATCTGTTCCCTGAGCCGGTTCGCCTGCGGCGTTTAGCGTCGCTGGTTTTGCCAGACTCGGTATTGCATTCGGTGTATAACCTATCAACCCGCCCATCGGAATCGGAGAATCTTCCATGATTTCTCTTGGGTCGATCTCGTGGGCCTTGAAAACTTTCTTGACCAGCTTTCTCGTCTCCTCTGGACGGAGTGCCTGGGTTTGTGTTGAGATCGAAAGAAGNTCGGTCATCCGNCTGGCTTGTTGTTCTTTGGCAATCAATGAAANTGAACCTTTNGCTACGATTTTTTGATCTCCAATGAGGCCAGCAAATCTCTTTCTCTCCATATTCCAATAATATTGACGCCGGAGTGAATCCTCGATAGCTTTCCGGTCAATGTTCTTGATGAAGAGTTTGATCCCCCTGGCGGCTTGTGTCATCAGCATCGAGAGGCCGGAGGCCGTATTCCCGGCTCCGCCGACCTGGACATCTCCGTGGGCATAGGCGGGAACGCCGCTCGACTCATCGGCCTGCTTCATAAAGAATTCAAAAACGGAAATAAGTTGTTGGGCGATTAAGGTCGGCTGATAAAAATCAATAGCTTTCTTCCCAGGAGCGGAGGCATCATTATCATTGACCCACCATCTTTTCCAGGGAACGAAATCGCCCTTCTCAAAATCAGCAAGCATCTCTTCGTTGATTACAACCTGTGGGCCGGAGGCCATGCCAACATTATTCACGAGAGCACGGGCACACGCATTACAAGCACCTTGGAGATCGGCTATAATTTCTGGCAAACCCACTCCCCAAAATGAACCAGCCTTCTCGATAAAGGAAACTTTGGAATAGGGTTTCTTACCCATGGGATCAGGATTTATTATCGCCTTAATAACGTGGTTTCCGACCATATAGGCGTTGATCTCGTAAAACTTATCTACATCAGGAGCCTTCTTTTTTAAGGCCGAATCCCATTCGTGAAGGGTCTTTCCCTGCACCGGCCCCCAAAATTCAAGAACATCAACCTCTTCCCAATCGTGGATCATTTCGACTGGTTTCTCTTCGACTTCTGCCCGCTCAGTATCAATGCTTGTCCATTGACGCAACGAGCCTTTTTCGCATTCTTTGAGAACTGCCCTAATCTCATCTTCCTTAAAGCCGGGTAGTCCGATGAATCCCTGGATTTGAGATGGACTATAGGCGAGCTTATCAAATAGATAGGCATTGTCGAATCCCGTGGCTCCTGGGCCAGGATAAATATCAAGGGGAGGTCTGCGTTCATAGGTAGGGATTTTGGTAGCCTCAACGCTCAGCGTTGGAGTCCCTTCATCGTCGATGTCCACTTTTCTTTGATTTTCAATTCTCAAGGTTGGGCCTTTCAGAATCCCGGTTTTGAGAATGCCATCTTGGATCACTTCGTCAATGCCTTCATACCATCCGCCTTCGATAAGCTGATCGTTCATCAGGTTTTTCATCTCTTCCGCTTTTTCCCTGGCATAATTCTTAATAGCCTGTATTGCTCCTGCTTTGATTTCGGGAATAGCGGCCTTCAATCTTCGGCTCAAAAGATTCTGGTCAACCGGAGTCCCACTTTGCATGGACATGGTGATAACGGCATCCACTGTTTGTTGCATGAAGTCTTCGATAATTGTGGTTTCAAGATCGCCCGGAAGGTCTGGCATCGGAGTGGGCTCGATGTCCCATGGGATATTGTTCGGTTGGAAGAGAATGTCTTTGACCCAGGCTTCGCAATGGCGGGTCTTGGTTTCAGTAAGCATCATAAAGATTTCTGATCCGCCCAATTTCCGAATATCCGCCAGTTTCGCCGAATCATATTCTCCCTTGATGGCTCTCATGTTGTCGAGAATTTTGTTCTCAACATCCCGCTTCTCTTTTTTGGCGTCTTCCCATGCACTCCGAAGATAAGCGGAAAGGCTATCCGTTATTCGAGTGATCGTTCTTTTCTCCTCGAACTGGATCAAGTCCTGGATGGCCTTTTCCTCCTCTTTGACCATTTGTTCATTCGACTTCATTTGAATGAGTCCCATGGTGATCTCCTTTTAAGTGAAAGCCCCCATAGGTGGAGGAGGCTCTGCCGACCTGGATGCTCGTGAACTGTNTCCGAAATCTTCGATTGATCGTTCCGTTCCCATNACCGCATATTGAAGGCTGTCATGTACGTGACTCGCTCTATTCTTCGCTGGCTCATCTTTGAAACGCTCCTGGCCAACAACCTGCACTCGATCCAATCTGTATTCTCCAAGAAAACCCTTATGAAGAATTTTGCATCGAGGATTGAGTTGGTATCGACCACGACCATCAATCGGACTCCCAATCAAGAGCCG